GGGTGGGCAAAGGGGGGGGGCCGCGCCAGACGTCCAGGAGGTAGACATCGCTGCGGCTGGTCAACCAGGTCGTGCATACCGCGTAGTCATTGTTGGCGCCGGTCGCGGTCGCGATGTCCCAGCTCTGTACGATCTCTTTCAGACCCTCAGGGTGGGGCTCGCCCTCGTACATGCTGCGCTCGATGTCGACCCGCTTTACAAGGTTGCCCTCGATCGGGATCGGCGACTGCTGATACTGCGCCGAGAAGACAAGGCTTCCCATCTCCGCCTTAAGGGCGTCCAGAGTCGCTCGATCCTCGCGCGCCGGATGCAGAATATCGCCGGTCCTGCGATGGTGAACGCGGCCGAGTCCGATCGGGATATCTGCGTCCTCGATGGCGACCGCAGACAGGTTGAGATGGTCCCATCCGTCCTGTGCGAGCAAATGTCCGGCGAGGTCGTCTTCGTGCAAACGCTGCATCACCAGGATGATCGCGTCGGTGCTCTTGTTGTTGAGGCGTGAGAGCAGGGTGGTCGAGAAGAACTCAATCACCGTCTTGCGCGAGGGCTCGGAGTGGATGTCGGCGGCGTTCATCGGATCATCGAGGATCAAGAGATCGCCACCGCGGCCGGTGAGCTGGCCGCCGATGGAGGTGGCGAACCGACCGCCGCCGTTGCTGGTCACGCAGTCGCTGTCAGTCTTCTTCTTCCAGCGCGTGCCAGGAAAGACTGACTGATACCACTCGCTCTCGATGATCGTTCGGAACTGCAGATGCAGGGAGCGGGCAAAGTCGGCGTTGTAGCTCACGACGATGATCCGCATCCCCGGATCGTGCCCAAGCCTCCAGGCCACATAGGCGACCGACACCGCGATCGACTTCATCGAGCGGGGTGGCTGGTTGATGATGAGCCGCCGGACACTGCCCTGAGCAACCAGACCCAGCCGATGCGCGATCGCATCAATGTGCCAGTTCGGCAGGTAGGCGTGCCCGGGGTGCAGGGTCGTGAAGGCCTGCTGCAGGAAGGACGTAAAGTCGAGGCGAAGGACCTGGTGCAAGAATGCGCGCTTGGTCATGACTGATCCTCCTCGTTGGTTGCGGAGTTGGCCTGCTGGCTGACAGGTGCTACGGCAAAGCCCATCTTGGCGCGGAACAGCTCGATAATGGCCTGCTCGTCCGGCGTCAGTTCCTCGACGACGGGGCGAGCATCCGTTTCGGAGTTGTGCCGGGCGGCCAGGTCCAGCAGCCGGTCGAGTGCGCGCTGATCGCCCCGGAGGGCTTTTGCGCGGAGCTGCAGGAGCGAGGCTTGCTGGGTCGAGATCTTCTTCTTGCGGCCGCTGTCGCGCTCGATCGGCACGGGCATCTGGAGCATCGCCTTGACGTCCGCCTCGAGATTGCGCGTGCCCTTGGGCCGTCCCTTCGGATTGCCGCTCTCGCCTTTTTTGAATTGTGTCTTGGCCGGCGGCTTGCCGTAGCCAACCTTGCCCAGCGCGGGTTTCTTGATTGCCATGATCAAGCCTCACCCCATCGCCGCGAGATTCTGCGGTGAGGCCTGGCCGATGCGCTCCGCATCGTCCTTGGCAAGGCTCTCCCATCGCTCGATGATGCGGTGGCAATAGATCGGGTCGATCTCGCAGAGGTAGCCGCGGCGACCAGTCTTGTGCGCGGCGATCAACGTCGAGCCGCTGCCGCCGAACAGGTCGAGGACGATGTCGCCTCGCCTGGAGACGTCCTTGATGGCGTCGGCGATCATCGCCACCGGCTTGACCGTTGGATGCAGCGCCAGCTGCTCCGTCCGGCCCGCCGCCATCGAGTTCATGCCGCGATACTGCCAGACATTGGTTCGGTAGCGACCATGCTGGCCGAGTTCAAAGCTGTTGATGTGTTCGGCCGTGCCGTTCTTGAAGGCAAAGATCAGCTCATGGCGTGACCTGTAGAACGAGCCCATCCCGCCATTGTCCTTGGCCCAGACGATGAGGTTCTTGAGTTCGGTGTAGGCTTCGCCGGCGGCAAGCAGCTCGGCCATATGCCGCCAGTCCATGCAGATGAAGTGGATCGAGCCCTCGACACTGAACCGGATGAGGTTCTCAAACGCCATCCGCAGGAACTCCATGAACTGCGCTTTCGTCATCTCGCCCGACGCCATGGCGAACTCGGCATGCTTGGCCATGCCGAGGCCGCTGACATTGCGAGCGATCTTCAAATTGTAGGGCGGATCGGTGAACACCATGCCGGCCTTCTTGCGGCCCATCAGCGTCGCCACCACTTTGCGATCGAGGGCATCGCCGCAGATCAGCCGGTGAGGACCCAGCGCCCAGACGTCGCCGACCTTGCAGCGAGTCTCACCGCTTTCGGCCAGCGGGGGCAGCACCTCATCTTCGGGGTCACCGGGCTCCGCGAGATGGAGACCTTCGATCAGGCTATCGACCTCGGGGATCGAAAACCCGGTCAGGCTCACATCAAATCCGATATCCTCAGTAAGCAGGCCTTTGAGCTCGCCTGCCAGCAGCTCCTCGTCCCAGCCGGCGTTGAGCGCCAGCTTGTTGTCGGCAATGACGTAGGCGCGCTTCTGCTTGTCGGTGAGGCCTCTGATCCGACGGCAGGGAATGCGAGCCAGTCCAAGCAGCTTGGCCGCGGCCAAGCGACCGTGTCCGGCAAGGACGATGTTGTCTTCGTCGATGAGAATCGGCGCGGTAAAACCGAACTGCTCGATGCTCGTTGCGAGCTGCCGGATCTGGCGTTTCGAGTGGGTGCGCGCGTTGGTGTTCGAGGGCTTGAGCGCCGCGGGGGCGAGGTAGTCGAGGGTGTCGGGCACGGAATGCTCCTTACAAAATCAGCATCCGGCCTCCTTTCTGTGGTCCGTCCAACGCAGTTCGAAGATTCAAGACGATTCACCCGCAAAAGCCAAGTTCACTTGCCATTAGTCGGAATACCACTTGAGTCCGGCCGAAGGCGTCCGCATCGACCAGCGCAGCCGCGGAACTTGACGCGCACCGCAACCTGTCTCTGGCGGGGCTCCGGCACCAGCCTTGCCGGGCTCAGCTTGGCGATCCGCCGGGACGCGGAAGAGCCGCTCCACCTTGGTCGCGATGATCACTTCTTCACGCGGCTTGCGACGGAATTCGCTCCGATCCGATGTTCGCTGAGACCCCGACCGTACAAAGACGAACTGTCGTAGAGACGGCGGCCCATGCGGCGCCCACAATCGCGGCGGCTTGACCATCGTCGATTTCGGCAAACTCGTGCCCTAGCCCCGCCCCGGGGTGGACCAGCCGCGGCAAGTGCACACCTGTTCGACCCTGCCGTTGATGCTGAACCGATCTCATCGCGACGTCAGGCCGGAACTAACCGGTCGAGCAACTCGTCAATCTCGCGCTGCGACACCGGGTCGACGATGATTGTCGGGCTCCGCACATAGGCATGGCGGATCACGCCGAGCCGAACGAGAAGCTGCTTATGTAGATGGTAGAACAGGTCTCCACCTTGGGCGCCGAGACGATTAACGGCCATGATGGAAGCGTCGAAGGCCAGCCGCGCGCCGTGTTCGTCGCCCGCTTGGAAGCGGTTCCAGGTTTCAACGAACGCCTTGGGCTGGCTGCAGAAGGGCATCGTGCCCTGCGCGCCGCGCCGCATCTCTTCGATGAAGTAGCTACCACCTGCGCCGCCGAAGATAGTTAGAACATTGCCGGCGGCCGTGGACATCTCTGCGACCTTAGTGGTGATCGGCAGCGTCTCGACTTTAACGTAGCGAACGTTCCGGCACTCGGTGGCGAGTCGCGTCGCCATGCCCGGCGGCACAGGCGCTTGCGGGATGTCCTGCAGAATGATTGGAATACCGACTGCCGCGTCGATCGTCTTGTAGTAGTGGATGATCTCGGCGGCACTGGCCGGCATGAAATGCGGCGGGATCACCATCAGCACATCGGCGCCGGCAGCTTCGGCCGCGCGACTGTACTGGACCGCGAGGTCAGTCCCAGAGGCGCCGGTGTTGATGACTACCGGCACGCGGCCCTTCACGTGCTCAACCACGGTCCGCGCGACCTGCGCCCGCTCGGCCT